TTCAAGATTGATGATAGCACTTTTTTTTCATACTGATCTAAAGAAGAGTAGTAGTTTGCCATTTTTAATTTACAATCTTCTATAACATTATCCATATTATATAACTTATTTAAACAAATAAAAGGGGTAGTAATTCCTAGCACAGTAGAGAGCACAGGAACATTCTTTATTAATGATAGAGTATTTGGATTCTTCCAATTCTCAATTAAACATTTTTTGAACTTAAAACCTAAAAGTTTTCTCATTCCTACAGATACATCAATAGTGTAAAAGTGAGGTTTAGGAGCGCAAATTGTGCCTTTTGATTTATTGTAGTTTACCTTCAAATTGATAGAATTAGCATATTCTAATCTACTATATTTATCAGTCATTATTTCAAAATTCTTTTGATCAGTGTAAAAATCTAAAACTTGAATCTTTACTTTTGATTGTGACTTAAATATAATATTATTTTTGCAAATATCACTATAGGTTTTATGATACTCATCTAATTTGATTACTATCTTATCCCTTTCCTCTTGAGAATTTTTAATTTTTGTTAAAGGATTAAAGTTTAACTCTATAAAAACTCCATTTAGATTCAAAAATTGATAAACAGGGTTGATGTATTCACTAAGTGACTCAATTTTATCATCCAATTTTAGCTTCACAAATCTTTGATCACTTATTCTTTTCTTGTAATATGAAATAGGTCTTTTAAAAGTGAAAGATCCTGATTTACCCTTAACTAAAATATCCACTAAATAGGACTCTGAGGTAATTTTGTAAAATGAATACTCTTCATAATGACATATAACACTTAATGATAAGTTGTTTGTTAGGCTATGATCAACTTTATAATTATAAACACTTAAGTCATATAACACAGTTAAAATTGATTTTACTCCTTCATCTTTAATCAATTTCATCAAATATTGCAGATTCATATTGTTATTTTGAATGTAATCTTTAATATTATCTAAGTGATCAAAATCATAATTTACTAGATAATCATTTATTTGAGATTTTATAAAATTTTCTGTTTCTGTAACACTTCTACTTAGTACTTCTTTGAATTTCACAACTAAATCTTCTTGATACAATTTGAACGAAGGTGCAAAATCTAGATCAATTTTTGTGTGTTTGTATTTCCAATCTCTATTAGATAATCCCTTAAAAATATATAATTTACTCTTTAATCTTGATTGATTCAATTTTTTTATATCATCTTTCTTTTTTTCAAAATCTATTACGGTTCTTATACCTAAATGTTGTGTTATATCAAGAAATTTATTTACAATTGTTGTTTTTTTTGATCGCATATCATTGTTATTAAATATTTTTCTGTATCTTTGATACATCATATCTTTGATGATGTCTACTGATAACACTTGAGATCCAATATCTAAGTTCTCTAATTTGATATTAAAATTTTTAGTGTCAAGAAAATGTAATGATCTATTAATTTCATCATTAAATGTTAATCGAAGATCATTCACAACTTCCTTGACCACTTGACTAGGAATATTGTTCACTGATGAGACCTTGTAATCATAAACACACAAATTTAAGTAAGACTTTAGAACATCTTTGAATACTTTATTTCTGAATCGATTTTCAACCATTGCAAATCTCTCTGTTTTGAAATAAGTGATTAATTTACTTTTAAAGACTTCACTAGTCTTATTAATATACTCTTTTCTTTTTGCTGCTATAACATTTATTAAATTGTCAATATAATCCATTTTCTTTTCTCTGTTTTTTAAATCATTTAACTCTTCTATTGATAATTTTACTCTAGATTTCTTTAAATAATTTTCTATCTTTTTTTTCAATGAGGGGCTAAATCTATTTATTAATCTGTATTCATTATTTTGAAGAGAATCTATGTTATAACCATATCCTAAAGATTGATAAATGATATCTTTAACAACAATATCAGAATTTGATCCATACTCTAAACTACAGATTGGACCAAGATAACATCCCCCAAAATCTAAAGGTAATAAACACACATTTAAATCAATCTTATTTATTCCAAATTTGATACTCCAGATTGAATAGGAAATATAATTCATCAACATAGATCCTATGAGATCACTGCTTTTCCAGTAATAATTTTGTATTCTAGACAATGAAGATTTATAAGTATGTATGAATTCTGGCTTTAAGATATTAGAAACCCAGTTATTCATAGTTTTGTTAGGATTATCATATAATTGTCCACGAATATTTTGTAAACCTACCATTTCAGAAATAATCCTACTAAAAGAATCCTTATTTGGAGATGATTTTAAAGAAAAAAACATTGGTCCTATGTTTGAA